TCATCATACGCTGCTCCAGATAGTTCAGTGTTAATTACTACATTCTCTCTTTCATTTCCTTTTACTCCATGTATTGTAGAGATACTTATTCTTGGTGTGTTAGATAAATCTTCACCTGCTTTTATTAATTTTGTAATCTTTCTTATATCTTCATTACCTAATTCATCTAGTGCTTCTTGCCAATCTGCTTCTGTCTGTAAACCATATTTTTCTTTTAATTCATCTATGCCATAAAATTGATCTTTAATCATAGCTTTAAATAGTTTTTTGTCCCAGTTCTTGTTCATTTTGTTAAAAATTTTTTTACAATCATTGAAGTGCATGGGCACACCTGTTTTTAATTCATCCCATTTTTGTATTATCTCGTATATATTTTTAACTCTTGGCGTTGCTTTTCTTCTTTGCCAATACAATCCTTTTTCATCTAACACATCACCTATATCACTTAACATATAGTTTGCTGTAGCTAACACTAACCATTTACCTTTTGTAAAATCTACCTCGTGTAAACTTTGACAACGTCTTACAGACCCCTCTGTGTCTTTTGGATAATATTTTTTATCGACTCTATTTTTAACTTTGTTAATAATTTTATTTGCAAGTTCAAAAGGTTTTTGCGGCACCCTGTGTGATTGTTCTAATATCTCTCTTGTGCCTTCTAAATTTATAAATGTATTTACGTGTGCCCCATTCCACTTGTAAATACCCTGGTCATCATCTCCTGCAATAAAAGAATCTGTTGATGATTCTTCTATTCTTCTCACTAACTTCCATTGTATTAAACTTAAATCTTGTGCTTCGTCCACAAACATAACTCTTAATTTTGGTGTATCACTACTATTTAAAAATTTTTCTATCATGTCTGGAAAATCAACTAGACCATGTTCTGATTTATACCTTTGTAATTCTTCTGATATAATTTTTAATTTGTTTAATGATATCTGTGGATTGTCTGTAAGATGATAATACTTTACAGGATCTATTTCTTTTGATCGTGCAATGTTTATCAATTGTATGTATGGATTTTTAGAGTAGAATACACTGTCGTGATCTTCATCTTGTTGTGTGCCCTCTATTTCTAATCCCATCTTCTCCCCTAATTCTTTGTAATGTTTTTCTTTCATTACCTGGTTTTTACTTAAACTAAGTTGATTAAAACAAAACGAATGTAATGTTTGAAAGTATGGAAGATCATCTAACATAGATAATCTAAATTTAAGTGCAGCTCTTTCTTTACCCTCTACTGCAGCATTTTTACTAAATGTAAAATATCCAATCTTATCTGGGTCTGTTGTCTCAAGAAATTTTTCTATGTGCTCTAACAAAGTATGTGTTTTACCTGTGCCTGGTGGTCCATATATTATTGTTCGCATTAGTAATTATCTTTCTTGAATGGTTTAGGTGTATATGTTTCTGGTTTTTTATCAAACCTAGCCACAACAAATACAGATAGTTTGTGCTTACCTACACGTTTGGTTGTGCAGTTTAAATTATCTTTTAACATTTGTGATGTTCTTTGATACGGCACTTTCCAATGTTTTCTTGATAAATAGTTGTGAAAAAAATTATCAAATACAAAATGATGATAACCTTCTTTGGTATATGTACCACCATTTTTTAAATCTTCGTAATCGTCTTTTTGTATTCTATTTACACAATAGTCTTCAAGATAGTTTCGTAGTATATCTTTTGTGCCTGTGCCCTCTGCAGGTTCTGTCACTTCTGCATTTTCTAGTAATATGTTTGTAAGTTTTTTCCAATCATTTGTTTTTAGTGTTGGTGGATTAAATCTTAATTGTTTTACACACTCTTCTTGAAATAAACTTTGATTTGTTAAATGTTTTGCAGAGTCAAGATATAACCTGTCACCATCCACGTTCATGTAATAGTATGGTTCTTCTAATGCCACAACTTGTAAATCTGTTAAATTAGGAAAAGTTATCTCTTGACCTATACCAAACTTTCTAGTTTTACATAATTTTTTATCACACAAACTACACATAGGTTGATCATTACATTTATATCCCCAATCTTTTTTCTCGTGTTGTTTTGTTATTATATTTACCTCTATGTCAGACAAAGGCTGCGCCATAGCTGATTCATTAAATAGAATTATTTTTGTTTTCCAATTTTCTGGCCATTTAGATTTTGCATACACACCATAGTGAAACAGTGCATTATTTCTACCACCCTCTGTAACTTTATTTTGCACCATTAGCTCTACACAAGGTGGACCATCAGAATATGGTGTCTCTGGTCTTTTAACTTCTATTGTGCTTATGTCTTCTTGTTTATATCTTTCTACTAAATTAAAAAAATCTTCTAGTGTAGCGCCGCCACCATCATCTTTAAAGGCATATCTTGTTGTATTATTATAATTAAAATATGGTAAATTTAAAAAATTTCCTGTATCATCTTTCGATTTTAATTCTCTTTGTTTTGGAAAAACTTCTGATCCACCATAACCTAGCACAGATCTAATTTCATTTAATTTATCTTGCATCAAACTAGCTGATACATAATCTGTAGTAAATAAAAATACATGTGCACCACCAGACTTTGATCTACATACAACTAATGGTAATTTAAATTGTTTAATTTTATTTATAAGTTTTTGATGATCAAACCCTGCATAAGAGTCAATATCTATGCAGCCCCATTTACATTTGTTGTCATCATTAATTGGTATGACACCTAAACTGTCTACGCCATCTAAATGTTTTTGCCATAATTCATTAGTGATAGGTTCTCTTTTTACAAAAGATTTACCTTTTATTTTTGTGCCATTACCATTTGATTCACCTACAATAGTGACACCATGAGCACGATCCAATCCTTGAAATATGTTTTTAAACTTCTCAATCATATTCTATAAGTGGGCGTATCCACTCTCGCTTAGACGCCCACTACCTAGGATTCTAGTAATTTGAAGAGTTTTTTGTTTCTTCGCTGCCGTGCTTAGCTTGAATCTCACCCTTACCTACAGATTCTGCAAAAGCTTTTGCCATATCATAGATAGGTTTATCTGTGACTGGTCCTGCTTTTGACACGTCCCAACCAAACCATGTTCCTTTATCGTTAGACATCTGAACAGTGGATAGATTATAAATGTGGCTGTAAGTTGGCGGAGTAAACAAACCATTTTTACCCTGCATCTTGATGCCCATCATCATTGAGTTCCATTTTCTACTAACTTTTAGTTGAGTAGATTTCATAGAAATCA